CTGTGGGTAGTAATAGAACGGTCTTGCACTGCGGTTCATCTCTTGACATGTTTCAGACACTCAGAACTACGTTCGAAGGAGAGCCCGCCCGGTCACCACCGCGGCGGGCTATTGGCCGGCGCATTCTGCGGGTCCTTCCCCTCGGTCAAAGCAATGCGGGCAGGCAGAGCGCGGCGGTTTTCCAGCCATTGTGCGTTTTGAAAGCCTTAACTGAAGCCTAAATAGCGGGCTTAAGAGGCCTTCACAGCGTGATGTCACAGGTCGTTTCGAAAGCCGACTATGCCCGGCTCAAGAACGTCTCGGCGCCTCGGGTCTCGCAGTGGATCGCCCAGGGCAAGATCGACGGCGATGCGATCGAGGGTGAAGGCCGCGGCGCCAAGATCCGGGTCGCGATCGCCGACCAGCAGCTCCGAGATCGGCTGGACATGTCGCAGCGGAGCGGCAACGGCCTTTCGACGCGGCTCGGCGGTGAAGATGTTCCAGCCTCGACGGCGCTGCCGCTGTCGGCCCCGTCCGTCGGGCCGACAAATGCGGCCGATTCGCTCGAGGTTCAGTTCAAGCGTCAGCGGCTCGAGGCGATCAAGCGGGACAACCGTAAGCGCGCCGAGGAAGAGGAAGCCCGGGCGGGCCGGTTCGTCGACAGCGAGGCAGCAGCCGCGCAGATGGCCAGCCTTGCAGGGCGCACGATCACGATCATCGAGGCCGCGTTGCCGGAGATAGCAGCGGCGATGGCGGCAAAGTTTTCGCTTCCCCAGCGCGATTTCCTGCACCTGCTGCGCGCCGAGTTCCGCAATGTCCGCGAACGCGCGGCGCAGTCGCTTAAGGTGACGGCCATGGCGATGCCTGAAAATGTCGAGGTCGAGATCGCCGATGCCGGCGACGAGGTGGTGCCGGCCTGATGGGCATCATGCTGGCGAATGCCGAGCGTCTGGCGATGCAGGCTCTGGCCGGCGCGATCGCGCCGCAGGCCGTCATCGACTATCTGGCATGGGCGGTCGACAACGTCGTCATCACCGAGGGCGACTTCAAGGGGCCCTATAACCGCGCGCTGTTTCCGTACTTCGACGAGATCCTGCGCGCGATGTCGCCGGCCGATCCGTGCCGGGTGGTGACGCTTCAGGGCTCAGCCCAGGTCGGCAAGACCACGATCGCAAACGTGTTCACCTGCGGCACGATGGCGATGGGCAAGGGCACGTTCATGTACGTGCATCCGACCGACGACAACGCGAGCCGCTGGTCGAAGATCAAGCTGTCCGGAATGGTCAGCGCCATTCCAGCCCTGCGCGCCGAGTTTCCGCAGCGGTCGCGCGACGGGGCCGACTCGGTTCTGTACAAGGAGCGCAGCGACGGCCTGTTTCGCCTGCTGATCTCCGGCGCCAATTCGCCGGCGTCGCTGTCGCAGGTCACGGCGGAGCATCAGGTTCAGGACGATCTGGCGAAATGGGAACTCAACACTGCGGGCGATCCGGAAGCGCAGGCCGACAGCCGGTCTCGCGCGGTCGAGTTCGCCAAGATCCTGAAGATCTCGACGCCGCTGGTCCAGCCGGGCTGCCGCATCACCCGGAATTTCGAAACCGGCAGCCAGGAGCATCCCTACGTCCCGTGCCCGCACTGCGACCATTTCCAGGTGCTGGAATGGGAAAACATGCTGGCTGGCCTCGATCTCGAGAAGCCGGAGCATGCCTGCTTCACTTGCGTCGCCTGCGAAGCGCCGATCGAGGAGCATCACCGTCCGGCGATGCTGGCTCGCTTCGAGTGGCGGGCCCACAATCCGAAGGCCGCGCGCGAGCATCGCAGCTTCTGGATATGGTCGGCGTATTCGTACCTGCAGAGCTTCGAGCGCATCGCGCGCGAATGGATCAAGTACAAGGGCGATCAGGCCGGCGAGAAGACCTTCGCCAACGACACGACCGGCCGGGCTTACCAGGCGCAGGGCGAGGCGCCACCCTGGGAGAAGTTGCGCGATCGCGCGTCGGCCTCGAGCTATGTGAGGGGCGAGATTCCGGCCGGCTTCCCGGCGCTTTGCCTCGGCATCGATTGTCAGGCTGACCGCGCCGAGTGGCACCTGGTCGCGTTCGGCCGATACTACCGCCGCGCCGTGGTCGATTACGGCGTGGTGCCGGGGCACATCTCGGAGAAGGGTTGTCAGGAAAAGCTCGGCGCGTTGCTGCAGCAGACCTGGCTCAATGCCGCCGGCAATCGCATTGCGATCGACATGGCGGCGATCGACGGCAACGCCTGGACGGAGGACGTCTGGTCGTTCGCCAAGACCTTTCCGCGTTCCCGCCTGATCATGGTGCGCGGTTCGAACCGGGACGATGCGCCGCGGTTCATTCGCGTCAGGCGTGAGGTCAACGAGAAGACGGGCAAGCCGCTGCGCTACGCCTCGCGCTTCTACAATTTCAATGCCTCGGTGATGAAGATGGGCCTCTATCGCGACCTCGCGAAGGATGACCATCTCGCCGACGGTTACATCGCCTTCCCGAAGGGGCTCGACGACGAATATTTCCGGCAGCTGACCGCCGAGCGGCGCACGCCGGAGAAGCGACACGGCTTCACGGTCTATCGCTGGACCAAGGACGCGACGCAGGCCAACGAGGCGCTCGACACCATGAACCAGGCCGAGGCCGCCTCGATCCGGTTCGGCGTGCGCGGAATGCCGGATGCGGTCTGGGCCGACTATGAGCGGCAACGTGAGACGCCGCAAAAGCCGGTCCATGGTGATCTTGAGGATCTGCTGCTTGCACCGCCGGCGAGCTCGCAGCCAGCTGCAGCGCAGATCGTGAAGCCGCAACCGGCGGCGCCTGCCGTTCCGCAAGCGAAGCTATTGACGGCGAAGCCGACCGGCCCGCGCGTCATCGTTGCCGACGACCCCTATCTGTAAGGGTTTTGAATGACCGATATCTCGACCCTGCGTACATGGCTCAGCCAGGCCGAGCTTGCGCGTCACCAACTGCTGACGGGCTCGATGGTGGAGCGGCTGCAGCACGGTGACGAGATGACGGCCTACACGCCGGCCAACATCGACAAGCTCGACGCTTACATTGCCTCGCTTCGCTCCCAGATCGCAGGCAGCGACGGCACCGCCTCCGAACGGCGGCGTCCGATCAACTTCACCTATTGAGGCCAGCAAGCCCGATGAACGTTTCCGCAAAGCCGCGCGTTCGCGTCCAGGCGCCGACGGTCCGCAGCTCGCTCTCGGCACTGCCGGAGACCGAGACGGCGCACGCCGCCGCGAGCCTGCGCGCGCGGGACATGCAGACGTGGTCGCCGCTGCGGATCTCGCCGGATGCGGCGCTGCTCAACGAGCTCGACACCATCGTCGCGCGCTCCGACGATCTCGCGCGCAACAACGGCATCGCGGCCGGCGCCGAGCGGACGCTGGTCGACAACGTCATCGGCCCGCGGCTGATGCTGCGGCCGACGCCGGATCGGGTCGCGCTGAAGCGCGATGCTGACTGGGCGGACAAATGGGGCAGGGAAGTCGCCTCGGCCTGGTCGAGCTTCGCCGATACCATCTGGTTCGATGCCGGCGACCGGCTGACGTTCCATTCGGCGACCCGGCTCGCCTGGCGCACCATCGTCTCGGCCGGTGAGGTGCTGGCGCTGCCGCTCTGGCTGACCGACCGGCAATCGCGCTGGAACACCTGCATTCAGCTGATCGACCCGGCGCGGCTCTCGAATCCGAACAACCGGGCGGACACGCCGACGCTTCGTCAGGGCGTCGAGATCGACGCCTATGGCGCGCCGGTCGCCTACAACATCCGCAAGACCCATCCGGGCGATTTCATCGGCCTGTCCTACCCGCAGATGCAATGGGAGCGTATCCCGGCCTATCTGCCGTTCGGCCGCCAGCGCGTGCTGCACCTGTTCGATCCGGAGCGGATCGGCCAGAATCGCGGCAAACCGTTCGTCACGTCTGTCGCGCGGATGTTCAATTCGTTCGACAAGCTGATGTTCGAGAAGCTGCGTGTCGCCGTGCTCGACGCGATGATGTTCGCCGCGATTGAGACGCCGGTCGACCAGGAGACCATGGCGGAGATGGTCGGCGGCGACAAGTCGACCGACTTCAACAACACGCTGAAGGAATGGCGGGTGCAGATGCGCGGCGGCGCGATGATCCCGCTGCCGCCCGGCACCAAGATGACCCCGTTCACGCCGAACCGCGGAGCGTCGGAGCTCGAATCGTTCGCGACCTTGATGCTGCGGCACATCGCGACCGGCCTGAACATGCCCTATGAGCTGGTCTTCAAGGATTTCTCCAAGACCAACTATTCAAGCGCGCGCGCAGCACTTCTCGAGGCCTGGCGGTTCTTCTCCAGCTGCCGTCAGCTCGTCGCCGACGGCTGGGCCTCGCCGATCTATGAGCTGTGGTTCGAGGAAGCCGTCAACGCCGGCGACATTCCGGACTGCACGCCGCGCGATTTCTACAAGAACCGCGTCGCATGGACCCGCGCCACCTGGATCGCGGCCGGCCGCGGCTGGGTCGATCCGGTCAAGGAAGCAACCGCCGCCCAGATGCGGATCGAAACCGGCATCTCGACTCTCGACCAGGAGGTCGCCGAAGCCACGGGCCGCGACTGGCGCGAGGTGCTCGAGCAGCGCGCCCGCGAGCAGAACTATGCCAGCGAGCTCGGTCTCAACCTGCAGATCTCGCATACGACCGCGCGCGCGGCCACCACCGTGCCGCTCGAGGAAGACGATCAGGGCGACAGCGCGCAGGACAACAGCCAGAAAACGGAAGAGCAGGGAGCGGCCGCATGATCAATCCGTTGCTTGCCCGGTTTGCTGACGTCCCGGCGCTGATCGAGCCGAGCTTCGCACGGCGTTTCGAGGCCGATCTCGCGGCTGTAGTCGGTCACGAGAAGGCCGGCGAGTTGCTGTCGGCGTCGACCGCGCTGTCGGCCGATGATGGCTTCTGGTTTGCGCCGGACGACTGGCGCAGCGCGTACCGCCCCTATGTCGTGCGCGACGGCGTACTGCAGATCCCGGTCAAGGGCGTATTGTTGCATGACTTTCCCTATGCGTTCGGCAGCTGGGCGACTGGCTACACCTACATCCAGCGGGCGCTGGCGCGCGGGCTTGCGGACGGCAATGTCCGCGGCATCGCGCTGATCGTGGATTCCTATGGCGGCGCGGCGGCGAGTTGCTTCGACACCTCGGACAAGATCTTCGCCGCGCGCGGTCAGAAGCCGATCCGCGCCTATGTCGAGACCGCCTATTCGGCAGGCTACGCGATCGGCTGCGCGGCCGACAGCATGACGGTCTCAAAGACCTCCGGCACCGGCTCGATCGGCGTCGTGATGACCCATTTCGACCTGTCGCGCATGCTCGAGGATGGCGGCGTCAAGGTCACCTTCATCTTTTCGGGCGCGCACAAGGTCGACGGCAATTCCTATCAGCCGCTGGCCGACAGCGTGAAGGCGCGCTGGCAGGCCTGGTGCGATGCGAGCCGCGCAGAATTCTGCGCGCTGGTCGGTCGCAATCGCGGCATCACTGCCGCGGCGGCTGCCGCAACCGAGGCCGAATGCTACCGGCCGGCGGAAGCGCTCAAACTGAAGCTGATCGACGGCGTTGCGCCGCTCGACGATGCCGTGACCGCGTTCCTTGACCCGCAACAGTCCGAGGAGTCGGACGATCCCACAGGAGACCCTGAAATGACCAACCCGACGACTGCGTCTGTTCCTGCGGCTGGCGCCGCGCCCGCGGCTGCGGCCGCTCCTGCTGCTCCGGCTGCTGCCGCAGCGCCTGCAGCTCCCGCCGCCGCGGCGGCGCCGGTTGCGACCGCGTCGACCGAACGTGCCCGCATCGGTGCCATCCTCTCCAGCGAGGAAGCCAAGGGCCGTACCGATCTTGCCAATCACCTCGCCTTCGATACCGAGATGAGCGTCGATGCTGCCAAGGCGGTGCTTGCGAAGGCGCCGGCCGGTCAGGCTGCTGGAGCGCCTGCAGCGCCCGTCAACGGCTTCGCGGCGGCAATGGCCGAGGTCAAGAACCCGCAGGTCGGCGCCAACGCCGACGCCGGCGCCAAGACCGACGATCAGAAGGCCGCCGAGCTCGCGAGCTCGATCGTGCAGGCTTACCGCGGCCCGACGGCGAAGCCCGCCGCCTGAGGCCCTCCAGATACCGCGCATGGTCTCTTCCGCGGCGTTGTTGAAGAGACCACCAGTCCCGACTTTCCGTAACTCTGCAACATAAGGAGCGGCCGATGGTGGCCAAATTCACTTCGACTGTGGACTCGCTTTCGTCCCAGGACGCGCTGGTGGTCGGCGACGACACCACCTCGCGCGCGATCACCCTCAATGCCGGCAACCTTCTGCGCGGTGCCGTGCTCGGCGCGCTAGACATCGGCTCGGATTCCGATCCGAGTGGCAATTACATCCTGTCGGCGGCTGCGGCCAGTGACGGCTCGCAGACGCCGAAGGTGATCCTCGCCGAGGATTGCGATGCCTCCGGCGGCGCAAAGGAGACGGTGGCCTACTTCGCCGGCACCTTCAACGAAGAGCAGCTGAACTTCGGCGCTGGGCACGACAAGTACAGCGTGCGTGAGGCGCTGCGTAGCGTCGGCATCAACCTGCAGCCCGCCAAGGTTTGATCGTCGCCACCTGATCGGGCGCCGGCGTCGCCGGCGCTCTCATCCATCAACCATTTTTCTTCAAGGGGAGTCCTCAATGGACATCTATTCGTCCGCGGTGCTCAACCGCGTGGTGCAGGATCTGAAAGCCACCTTGCGGCCGCCGTTCCTGCTCGGCCGCTTCTTCGGCGAGGTCTCGATCTCGACGCAGGAAGAGATCTTCTTCGATGTCCTGACCGGCAAGCCGCGCCTGGCGCCGTTCTGTTCGCCTCTGGTCGAGGGCCAGATCGTGCAGAGCATGGGCTACAAGACCTCGTCCTTCAAGCCGGCCTACATCAAGGACAAGCGGGTGTTCGAGGACGGCAAGCCCGTCAAGCGGCGCGCCGGCCAACCGATCTATGGTCCGCTCGATCCGATGCAGAACCGCAATCTCGCGATCGCGCAGGAGAGCGAGGATCAGCTTGCGATGCTGCAGCGTCGCCTGGAGTGGATGGCCGCTGAGGTGCTGCGCACCGGCTCCGTCACCGTCAAGGGCGAGAAGTATCCGACAACGGTGGTGGACTTCGGCCGCGATGCCCAGCTGACCGTGACGTCCTCGGGCGCCGCCAAGTGGGATCAGAACACGGCCTCGCCGCTAGACGATCTGGAGACCTGGGCGGGCTATATCCGCGACAAGTCGGGCGCTTCATCGACCGACGTGATCATGGCGCAGAATGTCTGGAATCTGTTCCGTGCCAATGATGACGTGCGCGATCTCCTGAGCAAGCAGCTCAACCTCTCGCCGCGCACGGAAATCGATGTCGGCCCGGACGCGCAGAAGCTCGGCTTCACTGACAAGGGCATGGTCGGCGACTATCACATCTGGATCTATCACGACCAGTATGTCGATGACGCCGGCGCGACCCAGCAGTTCCTGCCGGACGACTATCTGCTGATGGTCGGTCAGCAGGTCGAGGGCGTGCAGCACTATGGTGCGATCAAGGACGAGGCTGCGGGCATGCAGGCCCGTGACTACTTCTCCAAGTCCTGGACCGAGCCTGATCCGGCGGTGCGCTTCCTGATGCTGCAGTCGGCGCCGCTGGTCGTGCCTTATCGCGTCAATGCTTCGCTGTCCGCGAAGGTCGTCTAGCGCCGAGAAGCTCGCGGCGCCGCTCTGGTCCGCGAGCGCTCCACCGTTTCGTTGAACAAGGAAGCTGCTCATGAAATTGATTGCCATTCATGCCGTGCACGGCCGCAAGGTGCTGCGCCCGGCAGACGCACGAAACAAGGATCGTGGTCGCTCGGCTGCGATCGTCGCCAAGCCAGGCGAGGAATTCGACACCGTAGAGTTCGGCATCGACAATGACGAAGCCGCAAGGCTGATCGCGCTTGGCGCGGCGCGGCGCAAGATGCGCGAAGTCACCGACGCCGACGAGGCTGCGGGCGGTGCTCCACAGGCCTGAGCCGGCGAAATGGTGGTCCGTCACTCCGGAATGGCAGGGCCAGATTGCCTTCCTGGTGGGGGGCGGGCCATCGGTCCTTAGTCAGGATCTCGAACTGTTGCGCGGCCGCCATGTGATCGCGATCAACTCCAGCTATCAGCGCGTTCCGTTCGCCGACATCCTGTTCTTTGGCGATCTGCGCTGGTGGCTCGAGCATCGCGTTGCGCTCGATCGATTCGCCGGAAGGATCGTCACATGTCGCCCGAACGTGCCCTGCGACCTGACGAGCGGCGGACGGTCCATCTTCTCACTGCAGAGGCAAAACCCGCCTGGGTTGGCGACGATAGCGACCCGGGTGATGTTCCGGCGGACCAGCTACGCCTCGGCGATCAATCTCGCCGTTCATCTCGGCGTCCAGCGCATCGTGACGCTCGGTCTCGATGGCCAGGCGGCGCCGAATGGGCGCACACACCATCACGAGCAGCACAAATGGGTGCGACGTGCGGATAGCTGGCGCGAACAGCGCAAGGATTTCGCGACGCTGGTCGAGCCGCTCAAGGCCGCTGGTGTCGAGCTGCTCAATGCCTCGCCCGGCAGCGCCGTGCCGTTCTGGCCGATCGTCGATTTGAAGGATTTTGTATGAGCTACCCGAACGTCCTCTCGGAGGACGAAACCATCGACGCCGGCCTGAGCGGCTTCAGCCTGGCGCGGTTCGGCG